ATTAAGGCGGCTCTGGACGAATTCGGCCCAAAATACCTTGACGCTTACACTCGGATCATGCCGGCAATCCGCCCGGCCGTAGAAGGGAGGGCGGCATGAGAGCCAGGGCAAGAGCTATCCATCGGCCCGGCGTGATGAACAAGACGGAAGCCGCCTATGGCTTTTACCTGTCTGACCTCCAAAACAAGGGGGAAATACGGGAATTTAAGTTTGAAGCCGTCAAACTGATCTTGGGGAACCGCTGCTCATACACGCCGGATTTCATGGTTGTCCGCCCAGACGGCACTCTTGAATTCCACGAAGTGAAAGGCTTTTGGCGCGACGATGCCAGGGTAAAAATCAAGACGGCCGCCGACAAGTTCCCCTTTGTTTTTATCGCTGCCAAGCAGACAAAAACGGGTTGGGAAATCGAAACAATCCAGGAAGGAGAAGCGGAATGAGTCCCGAAGAAAGAGAGAAAAAACGGCAGGTCATGATTGCGTACAATCTCCGTAAGAAGGCGGGCCTCACGAAGAGCCAGGAACAAGCCGAGCGCGAGTCTATGGAGATACTCCGCGCCAACCAGGCCAACGAGGCACGCAAGGCTCGCGAAGAGGCTGCCCGCGAGAAGAGGAGACGGAAAAAGGAAAAGGCGGAGAGGAACGCCGCTCAAGTCGATCTGGACGCCCTCAACGCCATCTACGGCACCCGCTTCCGGCACGGTCAGCAAGTCATAGTTAGAGGACATAGATATACCGTTATCGGTGCAAAATGGGGCGCATGGCTACGGGTGAAGAACGATAAAGGCAAGTTTGGCTGCCGTCCCTATGACGCCTACCCCGTGATCAATCTGTCCGGCACCGTCACTTTTGACGGCTGGACCATGGGGCCAAGCGGAAAACTTAAAATCAAGAAAGGATAAAATTAAAATGAAAGATATTAAATGCCCGCTGTGCGGAGAAAATCCAGAATACATTTTAGAAGAAGGAGACGGTCACTGCGAATATGCCGGATGTCCGAAATGTGGACTATACGCCGCTCCGTCCTGGGGCGACTGGAATTGCAGTCCAAACGAAGAAGACACATGGCAACGCTGGCGTGATCTTGTTTCCAAGTTCCCGCCCATCATGCGGTTGAATGTAGGAGATAGTTTAACGTATTTCGGAACAAGCGATTTTGTAACAGTCGTTCGCAAAGACATGGAATCATGTGAAATCCAAATAGAAACTCCAGAAGGTGAACTCTACATTATTGAACCTAAAGATGTTCATAAATGGCCGTGGGAACTTGAACGGAAAGGAGGGGAGGAACAATGAAAAGGAACCCTCACATCATCGTCCAGCAGGTTTGCCCGTGCAGGAGAACCAAAGACGGGGAATACGAAGTCCAGGTAGCGATTGTGCGATACAAGGGCATCACGTGCCGTCATCGCATGGGGTACGCCACCAAACGACATGCACGGTGGGCGCAGCACCTTATTTGCACGGCAAAGAATGCTTCACGGCTCCGTTGCTGTTCCGAACTTAAAGCCTTAATTGAGAAAGGAGGTCAGCAATGATTAACAATATTTTACAACTTATATCTATTTTGGCTAACATTGCTTGCTTTGGGTATCTGCTTTATCAGGCAGGAAAATTGAAAGGATTGAGTATAGCGGTTTCTGCTGCTCTAAATCACAAAAAGGAGGCCAGCAATGATTAACATCCTCGCATCCGTCAGGCGGCCTTTCTCCGGAAAAATTTTGTCCGGGGAAAAGGGGTGGGAGCTGCGAAAGAATGCGCCGCTCCTCCCCCGCGGGGAGCACGTCACTCTGTGGCTCTACGAGTCCAGGAAAGACGGGGAGCGGGCCATCATCGGCATGTGTCGGTTGTGGTGTATTATCCCGTTGAGGCACATGCCATTCGGGGATGCCTTGGACTTGCTAATCAAAGAAGCCTGCGTGACGGAAGAGCACATCCGCGCCTATCTCCCCTGCCACGCCTGGGGAGTCATGGACCCCGTGAGGCTCCCCGCCGCCGTGCCGCTCTCGGCCATCGGCATGACCCGTCCGCCGCAAAGCTGGCAGTACCTCACTGACGAGCAAGCGGCGATACTGGAAAGGAGGCTCGCATGAAGACCTGTATTAACTGTATCTATAGGGACCAAAAGGATGGATGTTGCTGGGGAGCGACATCCATCCTGTATTCGGAAGAGGTGGATGAAACTACAAAAGCTTGTGAAGATTTTGAACCAGAAGAGGAGGCCGAAGATGAAGAAAACGCCTGAACAGAAGGCTTTTTACGAGCTTGGCGCGGCCAAAGCATTTCTTTTCAACAAAATCGAAGCAGCTCGTAGCTATGCAAGACAATTCTACGGAGAGAGTTACTGCGAACTAACACGAAAAGAACGGGAAGATTGCTGGAAGCATTCCGAGATTAATTTTTTTATCAAACTAGTCAGGGAAAGACGGGCCGCATGCAGGGCGTGGGTGCCTTTAATACGGCGCGATTGCCACAATTGCACTTATCAGGGTATTACTCCCGTACCAGATTTTTGTTTCCCCTGCATCAACGAGGGCATCCCTATCAACTGGGAGCCGAGAAAGGAGGGGGAATGAAAGACTGGACAGGTAACAACCGAACTCTTGGTGCCACGTTGGGCGCATCCTACCTTGCCTCCGGCGAGCGCCCGCGGGAAGACTACTACGCCACACACCCTGACATGGTGCGTGATTTGCTCAACGCAGGTGCTCCTCTCCGGAAACGTGTATGGGAACCGGCCTGCGGGGCTGGTCATATCGTCAATGTCCTGCGGGAGCGGGGGCATGAAGTCTGTGCAACCGACATTGTTGACCGTGGATGTCCTGATTCCTGCGTACAAGATTTCTTGTGGGAATTCGACGGTAGCGAGATAGGAGACGTGGATATTATGACCAATCCTTCCTACGCCACAGCCCTTGAATTTGTCGAGCGTGCGCTTGCCTGCGTCAAGGATGGAGCCAATGTCTGGATGCTTCTGCGCCTTCAGTTTTTAGAGGGCAAGGCCCGTCGTCGGCTGTTCGACGTTGCCCCCCCCTCCGACGTGTGGGTATTCAGCGAGCGGCGGACCTGCGCCAAAAACGGGGATTTTTCCAAGGCCGAAGGTGGGGCGATTGCATACGCATGGTTCCATTGGATTAAAAGCTACCGCGGAAACTGCACCATCAAATGGTTATGAACTACAACCCCCAACTGACGCTTTTTTGATTATGGCCGGAGACTGGATAAAAGTTGAACACACAACACCCGACAAGCCCGAAGTGGTGAAGCTGGCGGAAATACTGCACATGGATGACCCTGATTTTGTGCTGGGGAAACTGTGGCGGTTTTGGGCGTGGGCCGATGCCAATACTCAAGACGGAATCCTTAAGACGAAATATGCACACATCGACCGGGTTGTTTATTGTCCCGGATTTGCCCGCGGCCTTGTCTCCGTTGGCTGGTTGCAAGGCCGTGAAGGCGCCCTTGTAATCCCCAACTTTGACCGCCACAACGGCAATTCCTCCAAGGCCCGCGCCTTGGAAGCGGAAGCAAAACGAATCCGGCGATCTCTGAAAGACCAATCCGACAACGTTTCCGACATGGCGTCCGACAAAAGTCCGACACCATGTCCGACCGTTGTCCGACACAATGTCCGACCAGAGAAGAGAAGAGAAGAGAATAATAATATTGGAGAAAACACAGCCTATTCCCGGCAACGAGCTTTGCCGGAGGATTCCGACAAAGTGAAAGCCTACCTCCAAGCCGAAGCATTGAGGGGCCGTCTGCTTCTCAATGAATCTCAAATCAACGAATTATCAATGCTTTTCTACGCTGATAAAGAGGCTTGCGGATGGGTGGATGCCAAGGGGAACCCCATCAACAACTGGCAAGCCGCCGCATTGGCTTACGCCTTGCGCTATGCCGAAAACCGAAGAGGAACGCCCTCACCATCAACAACCACACCAGGAAGGAGAACTTATGGATATTAACACATCACGGAATTTGCACAACGTGCGGGATATGTTTGGAGACGGGTCTATCGACGCCCTGCTGGACAGGCTTTCGGCCCTCGCATCGGACGACCCCGAACTTGACGCCAAAGTGGAGCAGGAACGGCTCACGCGGGAAGCCATGCAACAGGCCCAGGAAGAATTTCACCTCTTGCTGGCCTCTGGCTTCCCCAAAATGGCCGTTTTAGCTCTGGATAGGGTAAACGATGCAGAAAGCCCGTGGAAAGCCGCCAGAGACCGTTTAGCGGACTTTGCTCGGAAGTCCGGAGCAATCATTGCGCTTCATGGGCCCTGCGGCACTGGCAAAACTGTGATGGCAACATCCCTGGCCCGCGGCCTGGTGCGGCTCGGAAGGTCCGTCAAATACGTCAAAGCGTATGACTACTGCCTTGATTTGCGGGAGTCCAAGCGGGAAAATGATATTGCCAGGGCGTTCAAGCGTCCTACCTATTTGGTTATTGACGAATTCCACGAGCTCAAGAGATCGGATTTTTCTCAATATTCCATTGACCGTCTTATCGACAGCCGTCACCAGGACGGAAAAATTACTGTGGTCATTTCCAATCTCATCGGGGAAGACGTCGAGCCGAGTCTTGGTCCCTCCATTACTTCCCGGATGCACATGACAGGCGGCGCCATCCCGTGCGAGTGGCAGTCCTACCGCGAGATCAACTACCATCCCAGGAAATAGCCTTGGAATCTCGTATACCCCCTGGAATCTCGTATACCCCCTGGAATCTCGTATACCCCCTGGAATCTCGTATACCCCCTGGAATCTCGTATAGGGGCGCTTTTTATCTTGGAAAGATCAAGATTGTTTCTTTGTAGACCGACCCCTTGTATCAAACGCCGGGATATTTAATTTTCTCCTTGCTTTTCCGATAACTTGTATTGATTTGCCTGTTTTATTAGCGACTTCTTTATCAGTCATTGTGCCCAGCAGGGATTTAATGTATTCGTCCCTTTCTATTGTTTCTTGCAAGCTTTTTTCCTCACGTAATGCCGGAACATTCAATTTCTGTCTAATTCTTCTTACTACCTCGTTATCAATATTAAATTTTTCGGCTATTACTCTATCATAAACTTTCCCAAGCATAGATAAGAGTTTTTTACGTTGGTCCGGTGAAAATCTTTCTAAAATGCTTTTATTGAAAGGCTTAATTTTGTTCTGTTCTCTAAATTTTTTAATTACATATGGGCTGTACCCTGTTTTTTTTGAAATTTTTAAATCTGATACTCTTCCCAATAAATTAAGAATCATATCCTTGTCCGCATCCTTAATGGGGGAGTATGGAGCTTGAGCAATTTTTAATTTTCTACGGTTCCGCGCTACAAAATTAAGCGATATTCCAAACTTTTCAGCAATTTCGCTATCAGGAAATTTTCCAAGCATAGATAGCATTTCTTCGCGTTTCATTTTGGGGAATTTAGTATCAGGTAATGATGGAATGCCCATCTTTTTTCTAATAAGCGCAATTCCTGCCTTGGAATAACCGAATTTTTTAGCAATTTCATCATCCGGGGTCTTTCCAAGCATGTTAATTAACTCTTCGGGATACTCTTTTTTCTTGTGTGGTTTATTTGGGTCTCGTGGCTGACGGGGTTTACGCGGCCCCTTATATGACTTAATCCCTAATTTCTTTCTAAGGTAGGCTACTCTGGAATTTGAGTATCCAAACTTCTTGGCACACTCCGAGTCAGGAATTTTTCCGAGCACTGCAATAAGCTCTTCATCATGTTGGATGCGGATTGCTTCAGGGCTGCAATACTTTTTGATACCTAATTTATAGCGTTCAGTCTGGACCGTGACGCGCGCTATTCCGAGTAGCTCGGCGATTTCCAGATCAGGTTTTTTGCCCAACATGGACCGCATCTCTTCACGCTGTTCGTGAGAAAGAATGCGGTAAAACCTCTTTTCTCGGTATTTCTCATGCAATAAATCCATGAGTAATTGCATGTATTCAGGCGTGGGGTATGGTTTTTTAGTATTTAACCATTTCCAAATAACATCTTCCGTCACCCGCATCATCTGCGCGGCCCTTTTTACAGCTTGGGTAGGATTTGGAAGATTGTTGGCAGTTTGAAGCCAGTCGATAAATTCTTGTGCGGTCATAGTGAGAAAGGAGGGGCGGCTTTGCCGCCCCTGGGGGTTATTTAGCGAGCTTCAACGCGGGAAGCGTCCTGCGTCCAGTTGAGGTTTTCTCCGTCAATTTCTTCGCCCGTCATTTGTTCAAAGGCCATGAAGATTTCAACCTTGTTCCCTTCTGCATCATAGCCAGGAGCAGACCATTCTTCCATGTAGCTGCCGTCCTCGTATTTGTCCGCGTAGGAGCCAGGGAAAACCCTGTTGGTGTATTCCATCTGGCGCGCTGCATAATAGGTCTTGCCTTCAAAGTCGTAGCTGCCGAATTCACGTTCAAGAGCGGTCAGGTTGATTTCTTCTCCGTCTTCCGTGGTGATGATTTTGTTATCGTTCATTGTCTTGTTCTTTCTAGTTTTGTTGTTTGGATTATGTCTTCGTTCGGTCCCTTACCTCCCGTCAACAAAATTAAGTTACTATAAAATTTATAGTAACGCAAGAGAAAAAATGAAAAAAGGTGAAAAAAGTTGTCATTCCGTTTTTGCTTGCGGTCTGGCGCAAAATATGAGAGAAGTAATTTGTTCTTTCTAGGAACACGTCAGCCCTCCGGGGCTGTGGATTAAAACGATCACAAGATCAGCACGAGCGGAAACGCTCATTCCCTTAAAAAGGGCGGTTCTTCGGGGCTGCCCTTTTTTATTCCTTCGGGACGGCAGGGGCGGCAAGTACCCGCCATCCGGCGCCGCCGCCATGTCCGCATTTACGGAAGCGTTGTGCAGCACAAACCAGGAGCTTATAGACCTTTTTCCCCTTTTCTTCGCCGTACCGGTCTATCATGTAGAGTTTGAGATTCCGAGCCGTGACTTTCTCTCCATCCGGGGATTCCAGCAGCCATATCTTTGCATGGCAATTTGTCTCAAATTTCCCTGTTCTGGGGTGCTTCCTGGGGCCGGGAACTCCCCGATGCTTGCAAGCCTCCTGAAAGGCTTCTGACGTGATTTTCCGCCCCTTCTGGGCTGCATTCGCGCAAGGATAAGAGCAATGTTTCCGCCGAAAGAGTTTTTTAGCGCGGAATTCCTTTCCGCACACGGGGCAGGTGATAGTTTCCCAGGCGGCGTCATAGTGTGCCTTGAGACATGCGCGGGAGCAGTACACTCTTTCCCGCGATCCGTAGCGCGGCGGAACATCCTTGCCGCATATAGGACACTTTTTCACAAAATCTGTATATGTGAGAGGGTCAGATTTGTCAATGGCCCCAGAAAGGAATGAACAAACAGAGTGCTTGATTTGTTAGCCACTTGTCCTCTAGAGTAGACCCGCAGGAAAAAGAAGCAATCACCTACCACCAACAAGAAAATAGGACGGCCCAGCCTCTATACGGAGGCGTTAGCTGCCGAGATAGCCTCTCGCTTAGCCAACGGGGAAACGATGAAGTCCATTTGCTCGGACGATCACATGCCGGAGGTTTTAACTGTCTGGAGATGGAGGCACGAACGGGAAGAGTTTTGTAAACTCATTCAGCGCGCGCGGGAAGCGCAGTCGGAAGCCATGCTCGACGAGTGTCAGTCTTTGTCAGATGCCGCTGCCCAGGTTGCCCTCGACCCCGACTGCGGATCCGCCTCCGTCGCTGCCAAGAAGCTCGCCATTGAAACCCGGCTGAAAGTCGCTGCCCGTTTCGCTCCCGAAAAATTTGGAGACCGGGTCCGCCAGGACGTCGCCGGCGTTCCCGGGGCGCCGCTGGAACGGAAAATCACGCTGGACCCCGAGCAGCTCGCCCAGCTGCAGGAAGACGAGAAAACCGCGCTGGAAACCATTGCCGGCAAACTCCACCCTTAACCGAGCAGGAATCATCTCCCCGTCAGCTTCTTCCTCCGTCACATCCTCGGACTCGATCCTTATCCCTGGCAAATCGAGGCCATCAAGGCGTTGCTTCTCGGAAAGGTGAGGCTGGGAGGCCGAAGCGTGGCCATGGTTGCTCCGAACGGATCGGGAAAGACGAGCCTATCCATTGCGCCGGCAATCCTGTGTTTCCTTACCTATTTTCCTCGGGGTCAGGTGCCAGTCACGTCATCATCGTGGATGCAGGTAGAAAAACAGCTCTTTCCCGCGCTTCGCCGTTATATGGATAACCCCTTCTTTGACGGCTGGACATTCAACAAAACCGAAATCCGCACGCCGGAAGGAGGATTTGCCGTGGGATTCTCCACCGACAACGCCGGACGCGCGGAAGGATGGCACCCGAAAATCTCGCCCGACGTTGACCCGGTCTTTTACGTCCTCGATGAAGCCAAGACCATCCCGGACCCCATCTTCACCGCTGTTTCCCGCTGCACGCTCTTCAACGCGTTCATCACCTCGTCGCCGGGTGCCGATTCCGGAACCTTTTACGACTGCTTCCACAAAAATTCATCCCTCTACTACAAAATCCGCGTTAAATACGAGGATTGCCCGCACATCGAAATCAACGATCCAGGCAAGGCCGAACGCCTGAAAAAAGAATACGGCGAACAGTCCTCCTTCTACCGCTCGGCCATCCTCGGCGAATTCACGGACCTTGACGGGCAATCCGTCATTTCCCGCCGCGCCATCATGGAGCTGCTCAACAACCCGCCTCCCTTTTTGGACACCGGGGAGACCTGCGGCGGCTTTGACTTCGCCGCCGGGGGCGACGAAAACGTCTTTGCGGCCGGGCAGGGCAATCGCTTCTTCATTGCCGACCACTGGTCAGCCCCCGACACCGTCGGAGCCCGCGGACGGTTCCGGCGCAAAGCCGCCGAGCTTGGCATTCCCGCCGACAGTATCTTTGCCGACGGTGATGGACTCGGGCTCCCCATCATCGACGACTTCCGGGCCGAGGGCTTCCCGATACACTCCTACCGGGGCGGCTTTCCGTCCGACGATACGCAGGCCTTTGTCAATCTGCGCGCCCAGGCCTGGAGAGCGCTCGCCCGTGCGATCGAGGAAAAAGAGCTCATTCTCGACATCGACGAGGACACAATCGAACAGCTGGTCGCACCGCGCGTCCAGACAGACGCGATCGGGCGTGTCAAAATCGAGAGCAAGGAGGACATGGCAAAGCGTGGAGTTCGTTCTCCCGACCGGGCCGACGCTCTTGTCATGGCGTGGCATGCACGAAAACACAGCGGCTTGGTCAGGGAGCTTGGAGCCTGGTATGTCACAAGACCAAAAAGAAATCGTTCCATCGGCAGGTATTAGGGTTGACAATATATCAACATATCTATATGTATTGATGTATATTCAATCGCAGGGTGGTGAAACGGTATCATACGGGGTTCCTGTCCCCGTGTCGGAGGTTCAACTCCTCCCCCTGCAACCAATATTTCTCACCGTCTCAGTCGCAGGTTAAACGCCGTCAAAAATATCATCAACGCTCCCAAGCTGGTCGCACAACAAGAGACCAGAATCAAGGAGCTTGAGACAGACCTTGCCCGACGCGCCTTAACGGACCGGAGCCGCCTTCCTGGCCGCCCCCAATGGTTTGAATACTGGGATCCTCTCCAGGGGGCGGGCCTGCAAACCCTCATTGATGCCCGCAATGAGGCCAGAAGGGGAGCCTTTGCGCGGCAAATGCTCATTTGGGACGAGGTAATCTATTCGGACGGCATGCTGGGCATGCTCTATTCGCGGATGATTGAAAGCGTGTCCATGCAGGGATGGAAAATTGACGCCGCCAATGACAGCCCCGAAGCACAGAGACAGAAAAACGCCCTGGAAGAATTCTACAACTCCATTAACGGCCTTCAGCCGGCGTTTGGGCAACTCGCTTCCGCGGTATTTTACGGCTACGCCCATTTGCAATTTATCGAGGACGCCTGGGGCCGGAGGTTTGAATTTATTCCGCAGCGTTATTGGGTGCGCCCGGGCGAGCTGAACGAGTGGCAGTTTAACCCACAATGCCATATTGGCGTGGATACGGGAGAAAGCGTGGAAGAGGAAACGCTTGTGGTGATGGAGCATCCCTATCCCATCCTGTTTCCTGCCTCCCGAGCCTCCTTTGAGCGCAACCATGCCAAGATTGTCTGGGACAACCACATGGACCGCTACGGGTCCGCCCCGGTCATCATCACGGCTCCCAAAGAAGCAAGCGCCGCTGTCATGGACGCACTTGAGCGCGCCTGCGAAGAACTCAAGTCAGGTGCATCCGTCGTCCTGCCTCCCGGATGTACGGCGGAACCCCTCAAGGCATCCTCCATCAATGAAAACTATTTCCTCTCGCGTATCAATCTTGCCGACAAGGATCAGGTACGCTTTGTGATGGCCGGCACTCTGACTGTGTTGAACGAATCGGGATCCGGCACCCTGGCCGGGGGAGCGCATACAGATAGCTGGAATTCCGTCGTGTCCGCTGTGTGCAGCAAAGTGGCGGAAGCCTTTAATACTGCCGTTAATCCTCTTGTGCTGGGAGACGCAGAACCGCTGGCCCGACTCCAGATCACCTTTGATACCGTCCAGACGCCGCTGCAGAAGGCGGAAGAAATCGCCGCTCTTGCGGATGGAGGCGTGCGGTTGGAAAAGACGGAAGTTGAAGAGAAGCTCGGCATGTCCGTCGAGGACACCCGGGATGCCGCTCCTCCTGTGGCAGCATCCAACCGGGAAGCTGAAGATAACGGTATACCGCCCGACGCTTTTGAACAATTGAGGGAGCTTATCAACAATGCGCTGATGAAAGGGTTTTACGATGATCAGTACAAAACAAATCAATGATTTAAGCGATCCGAAGAACGGATGGTATCACATCGAGAAATCCGGCGATCACGAGGTTGACTACGGGGAAGGACCCGCGCTCCTTCGCATTGATGAAGAGGTCATTCAAAGAATGGTGGATGAATTCAATTCCCGCACTTTCGATGGCCCCGGCATGCTGATTGACGGCGATCACCTCAGCCATGACGTCAGCCGCGATACGCGGGCCCTGGGCTGGCTGAAAAAACTGGATACCTACCGGGATCCGTCAGGCAGCCTGGAATTGTACGGTTTTATCGACTGGACGCCACGCGGACTGCAAATGCTTATCGACAAGGAGTACACGCAATCGTCTACGGAGTATATGGACGGCATGACCTTGGAGGACGGCGTTTACACTCCCACTCGCCTGACGGGATTCGCGTTGACCAACCGTCCGCGCATCAAGGGCAAGCGCCCGCTCATCAATAGACAGACTTCCCCCGACAAGGACGGGGGCGAAAACAAAAGCCCCGAAGAGGGGGAAACCAACCAAGACAAAACGATGAAAGAAAACGCCGAAGAATACCCGGCGAAGGAAATGGACCGAGCCCAGCGGGCTCTGTTTGATTCCCTGCTCGATAAATTGGACGTCGAATTTGACGGAACCGATGACATGTCCAGGGAAATCCTCCGCCGCGTGGATGAACTTCTCGATCTGGAAAAGAGAGAGAAGAATGCCGTGAACGCCGAAGTGGACGAAGCCGTCAGTACGTATGAAAACGCACTGGACGAGGAAGAACGCGAGGAGTTTACGGAAGAACGCCGGGAAGAGCTGAAAAACTCTCTCCGGGAAAGCCCCGCCGCACTGGGCGCCTTTGTCAAGGCTCTCAATCGGTCCGCGAAGTCAAAGCCGCCGCATGACGTTGTTGACGAAAGCCGCCGCAATCCAGTTGGAAGAACGTCCTTGAACCGCCGTGCCACCCAGGCGCCGCCCAATCCGTTCCGCAAAAAGGAATCCATCGACGGATTCCGGAACCGCGTGGACGAATTGATGAAGGGCGGCATGAAGCGGTACGACGCTTTCCAGAAAGCCACCGAAGAAGGCTACATTGTAACCTCCGAACGATAACCCCAACCTGATACAAACCAATGCCATCACTCAATGTAACCCAGAAAAGCGCCATCGTCTATTTCAACACCCCGGAGGGTGTTGACCTGTGCGGACAGGAAGGAACCGTCGTGGCGCTGACCGCCAACCCGGACATCCCCGAGTTTATCGGGACGCCGTTGTCCACCATCCCTACGCAGACACAGCTGCTCGGCGTAGTCCTGCAAGGGCAGCCCAACCAGGGAACCTGCGTCGCCGCTCTCGTCGGCATGTATGCAGGCCTGATCAAGGCAGCTCTTTCCGACACGCCGGGCACGATCAACGCCGGAACGCCCCTCACCATCACGGCCAACGGAGCATGGAAGGCCGCCGCCAGCGGAGAAACTGTCTATGCCCGCGTGATCCACGCCCAGTGGGAACAGGGCATGGTGGAAATCGGATTCGTCCCCTCCTACCAGGTCGCAGCTGTGTAGCATCAACACTAATCAATAGAAAGACAAAGAACAAGGGCTACTCCATTTTGCTCAGCCGTCCAGTTCACCGATGTTCTGACCGCTTATTCTGCGGGTTCCGGAAACACCGAAGAGAACTCCATTATCAGCCGCATTGCGCCGATCGTCCCGGTTTACGACCTCAATTTCCAGTACAAGGTCTGGGACACGGAATCTGCCTTTACGGTCCAGCCGATCCAGGTGGGACCGGGCGAACCTCCCCGCCAGACCGTCCTGCGCGGCAGGAACGAAACCGACACCCTTCAGGGGTACGGCTTAACCTTGCCGATTCCGGACGCCTTGCTGGGCGTCAACCGCGAAAAGGCGCAGGCTATCACCCTGGCGGAATACAAGCTCATCGAATCACAGTTTGTGACCTCGTATGAATATGAACGTGCCAAGCTCATCACCAGCCAGTTGCCTGCCGCAGCCGGTTACGGGGACTGGGCCAACGAACAGAAGAATCCGCTGACGGATCTGGATAATGCCATCCTGTCCATCAATGCGGCGACTGGACACATGCCTAACACCATCGTCTTTGGCATCAACGCCTGGCAGCTCCTGCGAGCCAACCCCATTGCCAGACAGGTGGTGTCATTCAACAGTGTCGGCCTCTTCAACGAAGACCTGCTCCGCAATGCGCTGATTCGGCCTATCAGGGATATTTACATCGCAGCCATGCCCTACCGCGACGCTTCCGGCGACGCCAAGACCATCATGGAGAACGAAGTCTATGTCCTGTACAAGGAAGACTCCCCGACGCAGTTCGACGCCTCTGCCATCAAGACGTTTGGTTTGTCCGGCAAGCTCCGCCGCGAAGTCATCACGGAATACAAGCCGACGCCCGCTTTGACGCTGGTAACCAACCGCGTCTACTCGCTGACCAAGCTGACCAACCCGTCCGCCATCGTCCGCATCGACGCGACGGCCACGGCTTAACCCACCCAACCCGCCTCCATCATGTCCGCCTTTCCCGCCTGGTCCACCATCACTACGGATGAAGCCGACCGACTCCTCGGCCTCAACACTGCGGAGCGCGACGCCCTGGTGAAAGCCGGGGAGCTGCGCAGCCTGGACTACCGGGACGTCATGATGGAGGCGGTCAACGATGTCTGCATGGCCATCCGCGGGGCGCTGGCCAACAACCTCGCCCTGCGGCAATCGCTCCAGAATAGCGGCATGTACGACATCCCGCAGAGCATGCGCTCCCTGGCGTGGCCGCTGATCATCCGGCAGCTTTACCTGCGCTACCAGATCAACCTGACCGAAACGCGCCAGAAAGCCGCTGAATCGGCCGATGAGATGCTGGCCCGCTATGCACGAGGCGAAATGCTGCCGGAAAGCGTAGACGGCGCCGCCCCGGCGGACCCCGCCTACATGATGCCGCGCTTCACTCAGCGCCCCTGGTTCAACCCCATGAGAAGCACCTACCGATGATGACCGCCGCCCAGATGGAGATGATCGCCAACGACTACGCCGAACGCGCCTTTTTCGTGTCCGGCGTGGAGCCCGGCGTTATCCTGTCCGACTTTGAGGAAAAGGCGGGGAAGGTCGCCTCCGGCGCCCTGAGCTATGAAGAGGCGCAGCAGTCCATCCGCGAAACCCTGCGCCAGCAGGGCTACCGACCGCCGGCAACGGGGCAGGGCGGCATTCAGGATTTGTCATCCTGGCTTCGTATCCAGGTCGTCATGGAAACCAATGCGGCCATGGCGCACGGCTACCGGAACTGGTATAACTGGACACAGGACGACGACACCGCCGCCTTTAAATTTTACCGTTCCCAGGGCCGGGAAGACCCGCGCTACTGGGCTGAACGCTGGAACCGTGCCAGAACCGGATTGGAGAACGAGGCCACGGAGGCAGTTTCTTCTGGTTTCATCCGCGGCGAAACCGTCGGCTACGCCCTGGCGGCCTCCGACATCTGGATTCGCCTCTCGCGCTTCGGAACGCCTTATCCTCCCTTCGATTACCTTTCCGGCATGAACATTGCCCCCGTGGGAGCCGAAGAAGCCCGCGCGGCCGGACTGGAGGTTTCCCGCGTCCGTCTCGCTCCCGCCAGCTTCAACGCCACTCTGGAAAGCAATACTATAAGTATCACGAACGCCAATAAAAAGAAGATCCGCCGCATCCTGAAAGACGCCGTGCGTGTTAAAACCGAGAACGACCGCAATACCACCTTTACCTACACCGACCCGAACGGGACGCGCCCTTACACGGACGCGGAACTGGCGGAAGTCCTGTCCGGGGATTTCCCAGAAGAGATCCCCTTGCGCCAGGCCCAGGCGTTCCGTCTGGCGGCAGCCGGGGGAGCCGTGGCCGGAACGCTGGCATCACTTTACCTCGACCGCCTGCTGGACCGTCTGGCTTCCGAGCCGGAAGGTGATTGGTACGCCCGGCCCGCAGACGTGGCCGCCGCGTCCTCCCGCCAGTATATCCCCGTTTCCCCAAAGGAAGAGGGGGAATTCACCTATCCCATTACCTCCGGGCACGTCAGGAAAGTGGAAGACGTCGCCGGAGCCCTCAATGTGGAACTGTCAACCCCTTACGTTTTACCCGTCAAATGGCTGTAACCGTCCACATCGACCAATCCGCGATTAACCGCGCGTTTGCCGACATGGCGCCGTCCGCCGCCCTGCACAAGACCGCCATCCGCAAGGCGGGCGTTGCCCTCAGTCTGATGATTCAGCAAACCTTGCGCCAGCAGGGCAAGGACTACTACGACGCCGCGGCGGACGCCACCAGCATGGAAGAAACCGCCGAAGGCGTCAGCGTCTCCATTGCCTGGCGCGGCATCGGCCTGCACTGGATAGGCACGCAGGGCTACCTGGGCGGCCCGCTGCGGCCCACCGGACGCACTTCGGAAGTCACCGGCAAGCCGATTCAGAACCTCGCCATCCCCACCATCAACGCGCCACGAGGGCATGGAGGGACCCGAAGCATTTACAGCGCAGGCTTCCGCAAAGAGGACTTGCAATTCATCCCCTCCAAAAATGGAGGACGGAATGGAAATGTAACCGGTGTCCTGATTCTCAAGACAGCCCAGTCCTCCACCGGGAAGAAAGCGGCCCGCAAGCTTTTCAGCAAAGGAACGAAAACAGGAGACGTCCTCTATATCCTGTGCCGGGAAGTAACGATTGCTCCTACTCCTGGCATCCTGCCGACGATGGACCAAATGGCGCAGCGCGCCGCGGAAACATACCTCACCCAAATCGGAAACGAATCATGATCCCCTCCATTGACCAGACCATGAGCTGCCGCATCATTGAGCGGCTCAAAAGCAGCAAGGAATTGAGCTGCCACATCTTTGACGCGCCCTTTGATCCGGAGTATGCCGCCAATGACATCATCATGTCTGCAATGGGGAATAACGGCGTGGTGCTGGTGTGTCCCGGGGATGCGGATGAATACCAGGACGGACACGGGCAGACGGCGGAACCTACCATGTGGAGGCAGTATTTCATTATTGTAGCCATCTATCACAACGCTGCCCTGTTCCCGGAGGAATGCCTGACGCCGGCCTACTATTTGCGCGCCGTGGGCGACGTGATTGAGCATGCCCTGTGGAACTGGAATCCACTTCCGTTTCCCGCGCCCGCCATGATGAAGCCCAAGATCAAGGGGCGCTTTGCCTCTTCCGGGATTATCGACGGAGAGAAGAGGCAAATGAACGTCTTGACCGTGGACTACCGCGTCCCGATCAATATCAACATACGAACCAAAACGGAATTCCATGAGCAGAACGCCAAAAAATAAACAGCAAAAAGACCAGGGGGATCACCAGGACAAGGTGACCGTCCGCGTCGTCAGCACGAAAACAGAACTGGATGGAGGGCTGGTCATCAGCCTCTTCATGAAAACCGATACCCTGGAACTTCCCTCGCCCGTCGCGGAAGCTCTGAAAACCCTCAACCTGGTTGAACTCAAATGAGCAAAGCAAATACCTCCAACACAGAACCGGACAAGAAGACGGAGCAGGCCGCCGTCATCGACACCAACGTCATTATCCTGAAAAAAACCAGGGTAGGAAACTCCATATTCTTGCCAAAAGCCAGAATATCTGTTACGAAGGCTTTAGCTGAAAAGCTGGAGGCCGACGGCAAGGCAACCATCGTTTATTAAACCCATTCAAGCATCAGGCCTAATACTTACGACCCTACTTACAGCAATCGCAATGTGACTCCGCAGATTACGGGCGTCCTGGCGATTTTTCTCCCTGACGGCATCAAGGTGACCGAGGAAGGCGGCGCCTCCTACGTTACCGGACCCTATCAGTTCCCGGAGCCTCCTACCGCGCCCCCCGTCGATCCGACGGCTGGCCCCGAATTTCCCTGGGTGAGCTTTGGCTTGCTGGGAGCCTTCCAATCCGTAGCTACGCAGGTGGAAGGAGAAGTGACGCGCTTCTACGGTGGAGCTCTAGGCTACCGTGTTCAGCGCAAAAACACCACTACCGGCAAGCGCATGACCTTCACGACGCCGGATATGTCCCCGGAATACTTCCAGCTCTCTTTTGCGCTGGGCGCAGCCCCGGCCAACGGCAAGGAAGCCGTCGCCATCGGGCACGGCGGCGACAATAAAATAGAAGGCTACCTGCAACTGTGGTATCAGAACGATATTGGCGAGATATTCCTTACCTACATCGGGCATGGCGCCTTGCGTCTCCTGCAGGATCCGGAACACACAACCGCGGTGGCGTCCGCACAGTTTGAATTTGAGATGGATTACAAGGGTCAGTACCAGGCCACGCCGTCCAATATTCAGGATGTGACGACGACGCCCGCTTCCTGACATACCAACCCAAGGGGCGCAAAAGCGCCCCGCAACCCTTTTTCTTCCGCTTCAGGCAACAGGCAGGCAAATATGATATACGGACCGTCACGGGACTCAACCAGTCACTGGTCGTGCGCGTGGTGGATTTCCAGGGAGATCCCGTCGATATGGGCGGCGTCACCCTGCGCGGAGCCGTTCGCCTCAAGACGGGTATTGCCGAGTTCGGCTTTTCCCGTGACGACGAGGGCAACGGCGTGATTTCGTGGGCCTCGGTGCCCGCGGGCATGTGGTCCTACGATGTCTTCATGGATGACGGCAACGAGGAAAGCCCGCTTCTCTACGGATGCTTTGTTTCTTCGGGCCGGGTGACGCCGGACTTGCCGGACGAGCAGCAGGCGGTAGCGGGTGCGGTCGTCGTGCAGCTGCCGGAAGAAAGCGGATGCGTGCAAGTCGTGCTTGATAATGCGTCAAGCGCCGCCTGGTACGCGGAGCAGGCCAAGAAGTACGCCGAGAATTTCAATCTTTCGGTGGACCGGGTCACTACCGGCGAGCCTGGCACTCCTGCCGCAGCGGAAGCCGTGAAAGGCTCGGAAGCGGGCTCTTATCTGTTGTCGTTTACCATCCCCAAAGGAGACGCCGGTCCCGAAGGCCCACCAGGCCCGCAGGGGGAACCGGGCGAAACCGGCCCCGAAGGCCCTCAGGGTCCCAGGGGTGACGCAGGGCCTCAAGGTCCTCAGGGAGCTACCGGAGAGCAGGGACCAAAAGGCGACATTGGAGAAACCGGACCGCAGGGTCCTGCCGGCCCGCAAGGACCCGAGGGGCCGGAGGGTCCCCAAGGGCCCCGTGGCGAGAAAGGAGATACCGGGGATGTTAATCCGGACGGGTCTTATAACTGGACGCAGCCGCAGACCTACGACGCCACGATCACCGCAATCGAAGGAGTCCGTGTGCCGCTGCCCGCCACAGGGCAGAATGCCATTTCCTATGAGGGAATGATAACCATGACGGCTGCCGGCCAATGGAGCCGCGCCAACTATTTTCTGGAATCCGTCATTCCGTCATGGGTGACCGCCTTGGTGGAAGCCCAGTCGTTGAACACAAGCTACACAATTGCTACCGCTAACGCCTCTCTAAAGAAGGGAGTATTTAATAACGACTTGTGCGATATGGTATTAACCATGACGGCGGCAGGGGGTGTTTCTGTTATCGGCAAATCCACGGGATCATGGAAATTTGCCAATTACATGGGCAACAATAGAAATAACGAATATGCTGCCGCTTGCGTCTGGCGGATACTTGGCTCCGACAAGGTGTCGGTTCTCTTGGGCAGCACTGCCCAGGGGTACGCTACGACTACCGATCCGCTGGCGTCCTGCTATTCACATCCTGTGCACTGGGTGGATTATGCCTGGGATAATGCAAATTACAGGTATCCGCAAAACAATACAGTCAATGGAGCGAGAGGGGGCGACAATGTGCCGGCGTATCAGATCACTACCTACCCTATGGGGTATCTGGGAAGCAATAAGTCGGCCTTGATAAGGGGGACGTTTTACGGACCCCTCAAGGTAGATTCCCATTATGTTTGGGCATTGGCTCCGGCTTTTACCTACGTCTCCGCGGCCATGACGCCACCCAACCCCGATGACCAGGAGATTTACAATCGCTGGGCCTTGTTTGTGGACAAGCAATATGTAATGGATATGGCTTCCTCCTTTTGGGGCGCCGGCAACACAGCATGCCTTACAACCAAATTCAAGGCACACGAAGTCAGCGGGACTTATCAGGCGGGCCTCCGTATGGGAGGGATAAGGATAGACAATGCACCCTCACTGGGCATAACCAACTCCTGGGTCCTCATGAAGGACACGGTAATGGAGGGTGTGACTCCTAAACCGGTTCCGGAAGTAACGGCTTCTGCGCATGAAGTGCCGGCCTCTGGCGGCGACGTGACATTGACGGCGTCTTCCGTCCTCTCCGAAGCTATCTATGTGCTGAACGATACCATGTGCGGGCATGACCCCGCCGCCGTATGGTGCAGCCAATCCGCGGAGCAGATACCAGCCGGCGGCGGCCAAATCACCCTGACGCTTGCCCCCAACACGACCGGGCAACCCCGGCAAGTGTGGGTTTTTGTCGGCCACCACTATGCCCAGACCGCTGTCGTGGAAATCAACCAGTTACCCTGA